GGATTTAGAACAATTTACAAATCTAAATACTAAAATACAAGATAATAATACTAATAAAAAAGTTGCGATGTCTGATGCCGACTTAAATAGAAATATAATAGGTCTTATAGCAACAGATAAAATTAATAGAGTTACAGATAAATTTACTTTACCAGGTGAAACAGAGCCACGTTCTATAATTGAAAGATTTAATGAAGGAACAGATGTTGATGATATTAGATTCTATGCAAATATAATTAAAGATCAAAGCACAAACCCAAGTTTATTTCAAAAACAATTTGCACCATTTTATTCTTTTTTAGAACAAACTAGAAATCTAATTGCATCTGATTCCGTAAGATTAATTGATAGTGTTACATACAACAAAACATTAAATGTTTTTAAAAGAGATATGTATGACAGATACCAAGAAGGTTTAGCAAAAGGATTAAAACCTATTGAATTAATTGATCCCACAAATAAAAATTATATTGGTAAAGATTATTTAAGTTATACAGTTGATAAAAATGAAATTTTTAAAAGCATGATGGAAAATGTAGATAAAGATAATAATGTTCCTAAAAGGCTTCCTGGTGAATCATTTAAAGATTACAAAAAAAGAAATAATCTATAATGAGTGAGATACAAAAAGACATTCAATTAATGAAAGATGCTGGATTTAATCCAACTGAAATAGAAAATTACAAAAAAGAACAAATTACAATTATGGAGGGAGCAGGTTTTTCCAATGATGAAATACTTGGAGAGTTTGGTGTAAAACCTATAGACACTTCTAGCATGGAAACAATATATGATGAGTACATTGGTTTGAATGAAGAATCTTTAAAAGATGTTTATGCAACAATAAAAGAAGCTGAAGAAAGAGATGATAGATCGCTTTATGAAAAAGCTGTTGGAAAAGGTTTTGATCAAATTGGAGAAAGAATAAAAGCTGGTTGGAATACAGGAGTTGTTGATTTAATTCAAAGTCAATACAATATTCCTAATATAGATGGCACAGATCAAACAGAAAAATATTTTAATTTAGAATTTGAAGATACTGGTTTTTTAGAAAGAAACATTACTAACGCTGCAAGAATTGTTAAAGACTTACCATTATATCTTGGTATTGGATATGCAACAAGACCTTTCAGTATCTTCGGTGCAGGTTTCGGAGTAGGTTCTATTAGAGAAACTTTTTTAACAATGCGAGAAAAAGGACAAGTAGGAACTTTTGGTGAGTTTTGGAATGCTTATAGAAAATATGGTATCAAAGCAGGTTTAAAGGAGGGAGCTCAGTTATCTATGGCTTCAAGGTTTGGTAGATTATCAAACAAATTCATACCATCTACATTATTACAAGTTACAGGTTTTGAGGGAACAGGAGCCGTGATTGAAAGAAAACTTCCAAGTGCAGAACAACTAACAGACTCAGTTATATTATTTGGTAGTTTTGGATTAGCATCAAGAGGAGCTGCAAAAGCAAAAAGTATAATTACTAAAACTCCTTATGATGCTGTTGATCTATCAACACTATATAAATTAGACGAAAATGTAAAACAAGATATGTCTAGTATTAATATAGAAATACCAAGAACGATGGCTAAACTTGTTGAAAAACAAACTGGTCAAAAAATTAAAGTTGATGCAGATTTTACAAAAGGTTTAGAGATGTCTGAAGTTGTTACTAAATTTTTAAACAGAGTAAAATTTGAAAAACCAAAAGACAAAGCAGAAGTAAGAGATTTGTTTACAAGATTGTTTATTGATAGACTTCATCCTTTAAGACGTATCGTTCAAAGAGTTGAAGATGTAAAAAATACAACTGGTAAACTTAATATCTATGAACAATTTAGAGTTCTTGTAGGTATGACTAATCGTGCAGGTTCTATTATCACTAAAGGAATGATTAGAGCTAAAGATTTAGAAGTAATAGGAAAAAGTTTTAATGATATTTTACAACCATTAAAATTAGAAAACTTACAAGGTAAAATTGAAAAAGGTTTTTTAGGAAAAGAAAAAATAGTTGATGGCAAAAAAGCAAACGAAAAAACTTTAAAAAAACAATATGCAGAACTATCTAGTTATTTAATAGCAAGAAGGGTTTTAGAATATAATGAAAGAGGTTTTGAGTCAGGTTTTAAATTAAAAGAAGCAAAAGAAGTTATTAAAGAATTAAAACCAAAGTATGATAAAATTGCAAAAGAGATTGATGTTTATCAAAGACAATTATTAGAATATGCAAGAGACCTTGGATTGATTGATAAAGGAGCTTTTAATGCAATGATTGAAGCTAATAAAAGTTATGTTCCCTTTGCAAGAATTTTAGAAGCAATGGAATCAGGTAAAGAAACAGGTTATACTAAAGTAGTTCAAAATCCATTTAAAAGAGTTAAAGGTGGTGAAGCTGCTTTATTTGATCCTATAGAAACTATATATAGTAATACTTTTAGAATAGTTAAACTTGCAGAAAGAAATAACTCATTAAATAAATTTTTTGATTTTGTAGAAAAAAATAAAAAAGTTTTTCCTGATATAAACAAACTTTCACAAAGAACTGAACTTAAAGTAGAAAGAGCAAAGCTAGAACAAATTTTAGATAATCCTTCAGAAGTTTCTAATTCAGGTATTGTAAATCTCAATGTTTTTACAAAAGAATTTATGAGATCAGATTCAAATACTGTTCAAGTTTTTAGAAAAGGTAAACTTGAAACATGGGAAGTAGGAAGAGATTTAGCACAAGCATTGGCAGAATTTACTCCATCTGAAATGGGTGCTGTTACTAGAGTTTTAGGTTTACCTGCAAGAACACTTAGAGCTGGTGCAACAACATCACCTGACTTTGTATTTTCTAACATAGCAAGAGATACTGTATTAGCACCAATATTTTCTAAATCAGGTTTTGTTCCAGGTTGGAACACCTTAAAAGGTGCTTATCTTATGGCAGCAGCAAAAACAGGTTTAAATAAAAATGCAGAAAGATTATTTAAAGCGTGGGAAAAATCAGGTGGTATGCAATCTACTTTAATTTCTCTCGATAGAAATATTTTTGACAAACCAGTTTATGATCAACTAACAGGAAGAAAAATTAGAAATCAAATAAAGAATCCATTAGAAATTTTAAGAACATTATCAGAGATAGGTGAAAATATAACTCGTCTTGGTGAGTTTCAACTTGCTTATAAAAAAGCTGGAAGAGAAGGATTGAAAGGAAGAGAACGTGCAGAAAGAGCTGGATTTGAAGCAAGAGATGTAACAATAGATTATGCAAAAATGGGTTACTATATGAAGGGACTAAATCAAGTTTCAGCTTTCTATAATGCAAGAGTTCAAGGTTATGTAAAAATTTATGAAGCAGCTAGAGATAGACCTGGAAGAGCTGCAATAGCTATTGCGGCAGGGATTGTATTACCATCAGTATATTTTTGGTATGCAAACAAAGATAGTGAAATTTATAGAAGGCAACCTAAATGGGTAAAAGATAATTATTGGATTGTTGTAATGGATGAAGGAACTGAAGATGCAAGAGTTTATAGAATACCAAAACCTTTTGATCTTGGTACAGTTTTTGGTACAGGCACAGAACGATTTTTAGATTATCTTTTAAGTGATCATCCTGAAACAATTAAAAATACTAGAGAATTTGCTTTAGATTTTATTGCAAATCAAATGAAAAATTTAAATCCTATACCAACTATTTTAGTTCCACCTTTAGAAACATATATGAACAAAAGTTTTTTTACTGGAAATCCTATTGTTCCATATTATATGGATTCAAAATTACTTTCACCTTATCAATACAATCCATACACAACAGAAACTTCAAAATTAATATCAAGAAGTATTATGGCTTTATTTGGTGATGACCCAAACTATACCGCTTCACCTTTAGTAATTGAAAATTGGATAAGAGGTTGGACTGGTGGATTAGGTAACTATATGTTGATGGCTTTAGATAAAGCTCTAGTAGCATCAGGTATGATAAATGATCCTATTAAACCAAAAGATTCTCTAACAAAAATACCAGGGATAAGAGCTTTTAATTTGAGAGACCCTTCCATACAATCTGAATTTATCACGGATTTTTATAAACAATATAGTAAGGTTAAAAAGTTCAGAGGAACACTAGATTTTTTAATAAAAACTGGTAACAAAGAGGAAGCCAAAAGAGTTGCAAAGCAAATTGAAAAAGTCAAAATAAAACAGGTTGTTTTAGAAAGAAATAAACAAGTAATAGATCAGGTTACTGATAGTATACGTAAAATTCACAATAATAGAGACATGAATCCTGATGAGAAACAAGAAGCGATAGATAAGCTAATTTTAAGAACTATACAAATAGCAAAAGAAAGTTTAGAAGGTATGTATGGTATACCTAAAAAGGATGATAAATAATGGTAATACTTTTAATATTGATATTAAACAATAATGGTAATATAGAGAGTTAATATGACAGTATCTTCAACTACAGTAAAAAACTCCTACTCAGGTAATGGTTCTACTACCTCATTTAACTATACTTTTAAGATTTTTGCTGACTCTGATCTTCAGGTTATCATACGTTCTTCAACTGGAACTGAAACAACTAAGACTATAACTACACACTACACAGTAAGTGGTGCTGGAAATACAAATGGTGGATCGGTAACTTTCACCAGTGGTAATATTCCTGCAAATGGCGAAACTGTAGTTCTTAGAAGAAATGTCCCGCAAACCCAGGCTATAGACTATATAGCCAATGATCCTTTCCCTGCGGAGACTCACGAAGAGGGACTGGATCGTGCAACGATGACGACACAACAAGTTCAAGAAGAACTTGACCGATCCATAAAACTATCAAGAACAAACACAATGACATCTACAGAATTTACTGTGGGTGCAACAGATAGAGCTAGTAAAGTTTTAGGGTTTGATGCTAATGGTGAACTAACAGTTACACAAGAACTTGGTACTAACAGAGGTAACTGGTCAAGTGGCACAGATTATTCAGCAAGGGATATTGTTAAAGATACATCAACAAATAATATTTTTTTAGTAAACACAGCACATACTTCATCAGGTTCACAACCTCTAACAACAAATGCAAATTCAGCTAAATATGATTTACTCGTAGATGCAGCCACAGCAACAACTGCTCAAAATGCTGCCGCTGCCAGTGCTACAGCCGCAGCTACATCAGAAACAAATGCAGCTAACTCAGCAACTTCCGCAGCAAACTCTGCAACTTCTGCATCATCTTCTGCAACGACAGCAACGACAAAAGCCAGTGAAGCATCCACTTCTGCAACAAATGCAGAAAATGCTAAGAACGCAGCTGAAGCCGCATTAGATACATTTGATGATAAATTTTTAGGAAGTAAAGCATCTGATCCAACAGTAGATAATGATGGTAACGCACTTACAGATGGTGCTTTATATTTTAATACAACAGATAATGTTATGAAGGTTTATGACCTTGGTAACACACAATGGAAACAATTAACACCTACAACATCACAACAAGCTAACATCGATACAGTTGCAGGTATATCTAGCAACGTAACGACAGTTGCAAATAATGATTCTAATGTTACTGCTGTTGCTGGAAATGCTACAAACATAAACTCTGTTGCATCAAACATTTCAAACGTAAACAGTGTTGGTTCAAATATTGCAAACGTAAATACAACAGCTGCAAACATTACAGGTGTTAATAGTTTTGGTGAAAGATACAGAGTAGAATCATCTGCTCCTACAACAAGTTTAGATGTTGGAGATTTATATTTTGATACGACCCAAAATGAACTTAAAGTTTACAAGTCAAGTGGTTGGAGTGCTGCGGGTTCTACAATAAATGGTACTTCTGCACGATTTACATATACAGCTTCAGCTAGTCAAACTACGTTTACAGGATCAGATAACAATGGAAACACATTAGCTTATGATGCTGGTTTTGTTGATGTTTATCTCAATGGTGTAAAATTAGTTAATGGCACTGATGTTACAGTTACATCAGGAACATCAGTAGTTTTAGCAACAGGTGCTACAGCAAACGATATTATTGACATTGTTGGTTTTGGTACGTTCAACGTAGCCGCTGTAGATGGTTCAGCTATAAATTCAGGAACAGTAGCAGACGCAAGATTACCTACAACAATGGCAGGTAAAACATTAACAGGTGCAACTGTTACAACTGTTTATAATGGATTAGTTGCTGGTGGTGATGGTGGTTCTAATGATGGTCAGATACAATTAAACTGTTCACAAAATTCACATGGTGTAAAAATTAAAGCACCTCCACATAGTGCAGGTCAATCTTACACTTTAACTTTACCACAAAGTATTACTAATGATTATTTTTTAAAAACAGATGGTTCAGGTAATTTATCTTTTGCAGAAGTACCTCAACCGACTACACCAACTGTAGCAGATGTTTCTCAAACGATTGCACCAGCTACAGCAACAACAATAAACATTACAGGAACAAATTTTTCAGGAATACCAAGAGTAGAGTTTATAAAAACAGATGGAGCAGTTACAACAGCTAACACAGTTAGCTTAACGAATGCTACAACATTATCTGTAAACGTAACTTTAGCATCAGGTAACTATTATGTTAGAGTTGAGTTGGAAAATGGTAGAGCAGCAAGAAGTACCAATGCAATACTTACAGCTTCAACTGCACCAAGTTTCTCTACAGGAGCTGGTTCTATTGGAACAGTAGGAGCTGGAGAATCAGTATCGTTATCAGTTTCTGCGACATCAGATTCATCTGTAACAATAACAGAAACAACATCAGTATTAACATCTAATGCTAACACTCCAGCAGCAACTATGAACTTGAGCTTGGCATCAAATGGTAATATAACAGGAACAGCACCAAGTCCTACAAATTCTCAGACATACAACTTTACTTTGAGAGCTACGGATGCAGAAAACCAAACAGTAGATAGAGCATTTTCTATTACTGTATCAGTAGGTGCAACAGGAGGAGGACAATTTAACTAATGGCAAATTCATATTTAACAAGATCC